TCCGACTGCTCGTTGCTACAAGGGGGGGGGGGGGGCAATAATGAGGAAGGACGGAAAGAGTCGTCTAGATATGCTAGATTGGCTTGTGGAGAGCCAGAATCAACCTGGGAGATTGAACCCAGAATGGGTCGAGTGGCTAATGGGGTTCCCAGTAGGGTGGACAGAATTAAAGCCCTTGGAAACGCCGTCGTCCCGCAAATCCCAGAAATCATCGGGCGGGCAATAATGGCAATGGAAAACCAATGAAATCCATTCGGGTCACGATAGACTTCGACGTTCAATATGACGACCAAGAGCCTGGTGCTTTTGAGCAAGCCATGGATATTGTTAAGGAATTGCTGGCACTGGAGATTGACGCGGATAACGTCAAGGTCACGCAGACGCGGAGTTATTCGTGAAATTTCAGAAAAAATGGAGCGACAAGGACACCGAAAGGCTTCGCAAGCTTGCGAAAACAGGCAAGAGTTTCAGGCAGATAGGCGCGATTCTTGGCTATAGTCGAAACGCTTGTGCTGGCAAAGCCCACCGTGAAGGCATTTGTAAAGCCCCGTCTGACTTGACGCCAAGGCCCAAGAAATTCGTTCCAAAGCCCGTAACCAAAGCAGTACCCCCAACGCCCGTACCGCCCGCGACTAAGGTGTTGGATATGCGGTTAATTACGATGATGCAGCTAACCAGTCATGACTGCCGCTACCCCATTGGCGAAGGCGAAAATATGCTGTTTTGCGGCAGGACACGGCACAAGATGCGGCCATATTGCGAGGAACACGCCGCCGTATGCTATAAGCCGCCTATGCTACCGCCCCGGCGTTCCGAGCAAAGGTCTTAGCTTCCAGCTCGACTTCGCTGACCCGCTTGCCCCAACCCTTGCCGAATGTCTCCCAAGTCGGTAGGGATTTGAGGAAATCCAAGCGCCGCTGGTTGTAATCTTCAATCAATTCAACGGGATCGGCGGCCACAATCGCGGCCATGGTATTTTTGCCGATAACGCCGTCCACTTTCAGATGCAGGACGTACTGGAGCAGCTTTACCGCCCGCCCAGGCCCAGAATTGACCGCGCAATCGAACAGGCAGTAGTCCAGCCCGTGCGGCAGCTCATCCCCACGGATGGCATCCCAATAGCGGGCTTTATAGACCGGCTGGACGGCCTGGGGCGTCAAGGCTCGCATATCCGCCTCCGTGGCGGGCTTGCCCGTGTGGGCGTCCCAGACGGCTTTGGTAACGCCGAGATTGGTCATGCCGCCGGGGTCTTTGGGATGGTTCACAAAGCCGCCTTCGTGGCGCAGCAGGAGCCGCATGGCTAGGTCAAAGGTCGATTTCATTTACCTTTTTGCTCCAGCAGCATAACGCGAACGTGCAAATCGCTGATTTCGCGCTTCAATTCTTCTTTCATGTTAGCCCGACGTTCAGCCGATAGCGGGCTATCTGTGGGGACGCCTTCCTTAGTGATAAGGGCGGGCATGGCAGACTCGATCTTAACCAGCCGCTCATTGGCCGACGACACCTGACCCAGCAGCCAAGCTAGGCTCGCTACGATGATCGGAATTACCGCTTTGAGTACGTCTGCCCAAGCCATACCCCACCTACTTCTTGTTCAAGGCTTCGGCAACGGACGGCACGATCTTCTCAACTGACCGCCCAATCACATACCCGCCAAGACCCAACTGCACGATATCCCACAATTTGAGATACTCAGCTTCCTGAAGGTTGGGCGCGGCAAAGCCAAACCACCGGGCTGTGATAAGGCCCACGAAAATCAGCATGGTGATCGGACGCCAGCTAGAGGCCAGAAAGCCGCCCGCAGCCTCAGTTTTGATGATATCCGCTGCGCCCTTGGCAAGGTCGGTCTGGGCAGCAAGAACGGCCAAATCACCGGTTTGGTAGAGCTTCATAAGCTCCAGCTTGGCCGCGTCCTTCTGGGCCGGATCGGGCCAAACGCGGTCAATAACTTTGCCACCGATATCAAGGGCGGCTGAGACGGGATCAAAAGCCATTATTGTTTCATCCCATTTCCGGCGAGCAGCATCATCATGCCGACAACTGCCACACCAATGGCCCAATAGACCTTCTGAGCGACTGACTTGCCGATCTGCTCATACATCTTGCGGATTGCCCGGTCTGCCGCGCGTTCGGCAATGGCATCCATATCGGCTTCGCTCAGGTTGGCGCTCATTCTGGGGGTGCTTTCTCAGGGGCAAGCTGCGGCTGAACCTGCTTGCGGATTTCGTTGATGATGCCTTCAACCTGAATAAACGGGGCATTGCCCAGCGAGGACATGATGACGTTAATCTGGTCGATGGTAAGGTCGAGAGTCATTAGGCGCTCCAAGGCAGTGGTGGGGTTACGACAGGGGGATTTACCTGATTGGCAATGTTAGTCGCAAGCGAGGCCTCTGTGGTCGCCTGATCGACGCCGTTGGCCCAGACCCAGCCCTGTACCTGAGTTTCGGTCAGATCGGCATAGGGGGTGTAGGGGTCACCGGAAACGTATGGTACGCCCACGGTGCCGTACTGGGTGGCATTAAAGGTGCCGTCCGTGGCGTTACAGCGCCAGCCCACGGTGAAGACAACATCCGTCTCGCCGTCAGCCTCCGGGTAGCAGGACATATATTCGACGAGCCATGTGTATGTGTTGGTCATTATTTGTTTTCCAGTGCTGCGAGGCGGGTGGTGAGTTCTTGGATGGCGGCGACGAGATGGGGGACGATCTTACCGAAGTCCACGTTTTGCGGATTAATGTTGCCGTCTTTGTTAAGGGCATCCTTTTCGCCAACTACGGCGGCAGGAATAACAGCCTGAAGTTCGTGGGCAATGAAGCCTTCGCCAGTAGTCTGGTCTGCTATCCAGTCATATGTAACGGGCTTCAACGCCGCGATTATATCGAGGCCGCCCGTCATGGGCTGGACGTTCTCTTTCAGGCGATAGTCGGACGAAGTGCCGTATGTTGTAGTGGTGCCGTTGGTGGTTATGGTCCCCACGCTTGTGCTTGTATAATAAAACCGCGCTAGCGTCCCGGCTATAGATGCCTTGCGAATAATCAGGCTGTCAGAAGTCCCAGCGTCTGTGTCATCAAGGTAAGCAACATTAGTATTTGAGTTGGTTACAACAAGTTTGCTGACGGTAGTGGGACCGCCCGTTGTGGTGGAACCCACCAGCAGATTGCGGCCGGAGTCGAAGCGGGCGGCTTCGGTGCCGCTAATAGCAAATGCAATTATACCAGTACCGCTTTTAGCATTAATTGTATGCGTATCGCCTGAATTTGTGGTCGTGCTGCTTGTAAAAGCCAATGCGCGAGCCGAATTGTCGCCGCCATTGCCGGTAAAATATGTTCCAACAGTAGTGCGCGAAACGTCGAGCGTGTTAGTCGGGGTGCAGCCGATGCCGACTAGGCCAGCGGAAGTGATCTGCATCCTTTCGGTGCTGTTGGTCAAAAACCGTACATACCCCGTGGCGGTTTCGCTGGCTAGGGAAACATTAGTGCCGTCTGCATTTAGATAGGCAACGCGCGTACCGGCATTGCCGAGCGTCAAAATTGCTCCTGCGCTTGCTCCGTTAATAGTAACATCTGCTCTGTTGGCTAGAGGACTAAGGGGGGCCGAGCCGACGCCGAGATTAGTCCCGACAACCGCTTGCTTCTGGCAGCTTATGCCGCCAGCGCTAATTATGGAGCCGGTGGTCGTGGACGTGGCGTCAGTCGTTAGGGTCGAGCTAATGCCCTGCGCGAACAGGATGCGCGAAGTCGTGGTCGTCTGCCCGTCCTTCGTGATCGCCGTGGACAAGCCCGTAGCCAAGTCCGCCGTGAGCGCGTTGAACGCCGTGGATGAGATGACCGTGCCAGTGACCACAGGTTGCCCACTAGAATTTATCTGAAAAACGCCGCTGCCGTTGTAGCTCAATGTTATTACTCCTTAAATTTGTGTGATGCGGGGCGGGTCATTGCGTGAAATCCTCATAATTGGGGCGCTGATACTGCGTCAAAGCCGTAATCATATTTCTAACGGCTTGGTCTTTGGTGTATGCCGCAGGATTGGGGCCAGCGTATTTTTGATTGAGAATGTATTTTGAACCAGCGGGGCTGTTTATAATTTTTTGCAGCGTATAAGGAGTTCCCAATCCAATAACAGCCGCTGGCACAGATGCTGTAGCAGTTAAACCAGCCGCAGTCAGCGCCGCTGGTCCGGTCAAAGCGCCAACAGGGTCCGTCACAAGCCTTTGCATAAATGTGCGCTCCGGCGTTCCGCTATTGGGTATCTTTTGCGTCAAAAGATCGCCAACGCGGGCCAAATCATTATATTCGCCGCGCCCCCTAGCAAAACCGCTTTGGTCCGCCGCGTCTACGGCTTGCTTAAACCCGGCAAACGGAATGTCGCCAGATATGCGAGTTTCTCCGGTGCCACCACCAGCAGCTTTGTCGATAATGAGCAAATTTCTATAACGCCGCCTGGCGTCAGACCATTTGTCTACAATTTTTGACGAAGCATTTTGTTCAACCAAATCATCAAATGCATCTTGTAATTTACCAAGAGACTCTTTCAAATCTGGATCATTTGTAGTTCTGATTCTAGTCCGCAATTTCGAAGCAATTTGTTTATACTGCTCAGGGTCAATAATTGCCGTTCCGCCAACCGCTTTTGCGTCAGCAATAGCTTTAGAAATGTCTGATTCATATGCTTTAAAAACAGATTGCTGGTCAGGCGTTAAATATTTTGCGTGTTCTGTTTTCGCGGCATTTATATTAGCTTCAAACTCAGGCGTGACGCGCAATGGCGGAGTTTGAGCCACCAAATCATTAAATTCCTCACCAATATCCGTAAATGCCTTATTCAAAACTTCCGGCGAAACATACTTATCATCAATTCCTGCCTTTTTAAGCACGGCTTGATTAAACTGTTCGCGCGTCTTTGCGTAAACCTGACGCTGCGGGCCGGAAGAAAATGGCAACGTGGACAAAACGCTTTCAGTGGCTTGAAGCGGACGGCTTCCGCTTTTAATGCCTGGAGACAAGCTAATGCCTTCCTGTTCCGCAACACTAATAAGCCGCTGGGTTTCGGGCGGGTTAGATATTTTAAGCGGGCTTGCAAGTTTACGCCCAAAAGCCGTTGCTGCGGATGGCGTCATACCGCCAACCATGCCAGCGCCGATTTGAGCAAGCGGGGCATACGGGCTTTCGCCAGCAGCTTCACCAGCGTAATACGCGGCAGTTGATGCGGGGACCGCAGAAGTCGTCTGCAAGACGGGTTGCGAAGTTAGCATATTAGAAACGGTGGGTGCGGCTTTTATGGCTCTCATGCCAGCGCCTATGCCCTGCCCCGACAAAGTGCCTACAATGCCCTGCTTCAGCGCAGATGCCAGCTTTTCGCCTTCTGTCTGCGGCACTGGCAAACCGGCTTGAGTCAGCTTCTGGTCAAGAGCTTGTCCAAAAGTAGGTGCTTTGCCTAAGGCTGTTTCTTTGCCTGTAACAGCTTCGTAACCCTTTATAAGCGCCCGCGAAGGCAAGCCCATAACGTCAATTGCCAAACCTGGAAGCCCCGCTGCGCCTTGTATTAAGTCGCGGGCATTAAGTCCCATGCTACGGCCAAAGCTGGGGGCTGGGCCTGTGGGGGCCGTTGGCGCGGGGGCGCTTGAAGGCGAACCTTGTTCAGCCCGCAATTGTTCAAGTTCTGCGCGTTCCGCTGCGGTAAGTGCCATTATTAACCTCCCCGTGCTTTTAAAGAGCGTCTGTACTCAAGTTCTTGTTTTTCAGGGTCTAATCTTTCGTAATCAGGTCCAGCACTTCTAACCATGCCGTTTATGACGATGTTTCTTTCTATTTCTTTTTGTTTAATTTGTTCAGGGCCGTCACCCGGCTGCGGGAAATATTGCAAATCGGCTTTGACAAATTCAGGGTCGCCAATAGTAGCGCCAGATTCTTGACGCAATTTTGCATTTACAAAGGACAATTTTGCCTGATCTAAACTCTTTTTGGCGTCGCTTGTTAAATAATTACCAATAACAGGGACATTGCCGCGCCTCATTTGTGCTTGACTTGTTGCCGCAGCAATAACAGCAGGGTCAGTAATATATTTATTTGCTGTAATCATGCGATCTGCAAATCCAGCGGAAGATGCTTGAAATTGAGTTTCTGGTTTATCGGTTTTAGGAGTGGTTACAATTTTACCTTGACGCGACAGGTCCAAAGCATCTTGTGGCGTTCCAAAAAACGGTTTTCCGTCAACAAGATATGACTGCGGCGTACCAGGTGACCGCCCCGCGTTAGTTGCGGCAAGTGTTTTCTCATACCTACGCAATGATTCAGCATCATCTGCCGCCTTTTGCTTTTGTTCTTCTGCATACCTAGTAGCTTCTAGCACCCTTGCCGCTTCAGCGCGGTCTAGACCAGCCTGATACCGCTGGTCTTCAACTTCACTTTGCATATTCTGCACATACATAGGCGCAAGTGCGGCCATGCTGGGATGCGCGGCCATAGCGGCCATGATGCGATTGGTCTTTTCTGACCTGCTAAGACGCTGACCGGGCGTGACCGTACCAGGGACATATGTCCCCATGTTAGTAGCCTCGCCTTCCGGCATGAAAGACGATGCACCGCGCGGCATACCGATAGGCATTGTTTTGCTAGGCTGTTCAGCGGGAAGATAATAGCCTTCAGTCTTAACGTCTGGACGGTCAGCCAGGCCCGCAAAGATGTCGCTAACGTCCTTGGCTTCCTTGGCTTTAGCAGTCGCCAAGTCTTCATCAGCCTTACTGCCCAAGTACGCGCCCATGCCGCTTTGCAGGGCCTTCGCAAGCCCTTGAAATGGTGAGATCGGCGTGGGGATGCCGCCAACGCTTTCGACCTTAATATCTTCGCTGCCCTGCTGGGCAAGCAATTCAGCCATTTTCTGACGCCGCACGATGTTAGCAAGCTGGGATTCATACCCACCAGCGGGAGCGGTCAGATTGACGTATCTTGGGTCTGCCATCGTAATTCCTCGAATTTATTATTACGCGCCGCCAAGAGTTGATGGCCTTGACGATCCAAACAAACCGCCGCTGCCCATCCCGCCGCCGCCCATTGCGCCCAACGCAGACCCGCCTATGCTATACAGCCCCTGCGTTGTAGCATTATTAGCCGCCACATTCTGCCCATACTGGTTTTGAGCAAAGTTAGCAGCCAACGTGGTGGCATTGGCAATTGGAGCCGGGGCAATAGTCTGGCCGCTATATGCTTGAAACTGCGGGTTCTGGATCTGCGAGCCGCTTTGTAGGGCCGTCAGGGTGTTAAGGGGCAAGTTATATTCGCCCAGGTTCCGCTGGTACTGCTGGCCCAAGGCCGTATTGCCAAACTGGGCAGACTGAAGGGCTTGGTTGTATCTCTGGTTCTGCGCTTGGTTATAAAGACCCGCACTCTGCAAACCTTGACCAAAGTTCTGCCCAATAGCTTGATTGCTGGCCTGATTTGCTTGCAAGCCCTGGCTAAAGTTCTGCCCAAGAGCCTGATTGTACAGGCCCGCCGAACTAAGCTGCTGTCCGTAACCCTGCTGGTTAGCGGCCATGTCAAGGATAAGTCCTTCTTTTTGAGCCTGTGTAAGAAGGTCAGATTCACCCTGCTGCTGGCTGCGGATGGCGTTATTCCACGCTTCTGAGCCTTCTGTAATACCTTGATTCCGTAAATTCTGGAATGTCGAGGCCCGCTGGGCTGCAAGCTGCGGTGCCAGCCGTGACATGATTGCTTGCTGGGCGGTCATACCAGCATTGATGGGCATTTTTGCAATGCCGGAAAGGTCAAGTTCCCCGCGAGCGTTGCCGTATTTTTCCGCACTGAAACCTTGCGCCAAACCATACTGGTCTGCGGAAGGCCCGTAGTTTACCGGCCCCTGATCGCCAATGCTTGTCTGGAAATCAGCGACCCCAGACTCAAAAGGCTTGCTCATTGTGTCGCGGACATTGCCCAGCGCCGTTATGCCGACCTGGGAAAGCCCTTTCTGGACCGCCTGTGCGTTTGTCAGGGCTTCCTGCGCGGCTGGTGTAAGCGTCTGGGTTACAGTCGGCTGATCAGGGTCGCCAGTCTGGGTTGTAAACTGCTGCCGCGTGGGCATTGGGACATTATTGCCAGTCCCTACATAATTGCCGTATTCGTCATATCCGCTGCCTTGATACGATCTGTCGCCAGATTGGTTATTGTACGCCGCCATTGCGGCGTCATACCCAGATTGGTCGAACGTAGGCGCACCGCCAAACGTGACCGTCTGGTTGCCGTAAGGCGATATAATGTTGGGGTTGCTAAGACGGGCGCTCAATCTCGCCGCGTCAATGTTAGCTTGTCCCTGCGCCGTAGCTGCACCAGCGTAATCTGGGGCGGCGGGCTGTGACGGCTTGTTTAAAAGAGCGTTTGCAGTCCCGGCAACAACCGAAACCCCGGCGACAACAGCTAAAGCGGTGAAAGCACTCATTATTTAGCCCCTATCAAGTTAGTTTTGAGGATGTTCCCAGGGCCAAACATACTGTCCGGGTCGTCTTCCAACAGTTCCTTTTCAACATCTTCCACATTGGTAGAATCCGCAATGTGGATGTTGAGAAAATGCGCGTCAGTCATCGTATGGCAAGCCCTTTTGGTGCCAGGCTTGCTCTTAAACATGGCTGGCCCAGTAATGACTTCGACGCCGTCCGGGGTCGTGATGTTGACCGTGCCCGACACTATGTAAAACAGGTGTTCTTTCTTATGGACGCGCCCGACTGCAAGCTGATTGGCTTTCAGCTTGGCTTCGCGGCAGTACAGGCCAGCGTAGAATGTATGGATTGTTTCAGGCTCATACTGGGGCAATGTCTTAACTACAGCCTCAAACTGTAGGACATTCTCCATAAGTGCTTCAGCGGCAAGCATTTTCTCTGTTACAGCCAGATTACTCATACGCCCGCCCATCCGGTCTGATACACCACATCTGTTGAAGCCCATTGTATTTGGATGCCGCTGCTGGCCGTCTTCATCTGTAGACCGCCGCAGTAGCCAATGCCCGTAATGCCCAGCCATGTGTTCTGGATAGCCAGATCAGCGCCCCACAGGGCCGTATCCCAAGTGCTTGTCGCCGCGTCCCAGACGCCATAGGCCGAGCCTGTAAATGTTACAGGGGCCGTGGTATCGGACGTATCGAAGTCGATATTCATGCCCACGCTGATGGTCGGATCGCCATTGCTGAAGATGCTAGGCCGAGCGCGGGTGAAGTATTTCTTAACGCCGCGAGCGCCTAGGTAATTGAACGCCTGTAGCGTGGTGGTGGTGATATTGCTGGTATTGTCAGTGTAATTGTCATCCCAAGCATGGCCGACATAGCCATCTGAGCCAAAATACGGCTCTTCGCCAAGCGTTTCCCAGCAATATGCTGCCCAGCCGATAAATTGGCACCATGACTTTGTGATGTTGTTCATCACATACTGCTGCTGCTGGCCGTCAGCTACCGGGACATTGATCCAGACAGCGTTGTATTTGGCAGTGCCATAAATCTGCCAGCCGACATCAGCGTGGCTTCCGCCATACTGGGTCGTTGCCGCCGTAATCGCGCCCTGTATCTTGTCAGACAGGGCCACACGGGGATCAAGGCGGCTAGATTGCAGCGATGCGGCAAATGGCAACAAGCCGTCATATGTCAGTACCAGCAGGTCGCCGCCGTATTTGAGCATGACGCGAGAGCCAACGGGCGAACCTACGTTCCAAACGCCTATTAAGGCCCATGTTGCCGCGCTGGCCGGGTCCGTGCCTCGAAAGACGACCACTTCGCCTTCGCTGGTAATAAAGGCAATGTTGTCATCAACACCATAGCCAGCGTCAAGCGTCCAAGTGTCCAGATCGACTAAACGACCGCCAAGACGGCAAATCGAACTCATGTCGATATATTGGGCCGCGCCACCAATTGAGCTAGTCGGCAGATACCAAGCCTTCAGTGTGTTTTTCTCAATGAACCACAGGCGGTTCTTGAACAGCGTGATATTTGACAGGTTGTTGTCAGTCACGCCCGTAATGGTCGGGGTTGACCAAGTTGCGCCATCGTACAGCCGGGCGTCATCAACGCCATTGACGGCCATAAGGAAGCTGCCGCCAGCCGTGGTGATGTTGACGTATTCCCAGATGCCATTGGTCAGGCCGGACACAACAGGCGAACCTACAGCCCCGGCGGCGGTTACATCGTAGATTTTGCCTGTACTAGTGACGGCAAACATCTTGGACGTTGCGCCGCCGTTATAGATTAGAATGGTCTGGGCTTTGCCATCAAGGCCCGTGGCGTGTTTGGTATAGCCGCCGCGCATGGTCAGGCTGCTGACCGTTGGGAACATATTGATGAGCGTTACAGCGTCTGTAGGCTCCATGTTGGCA